AACTTGGAGTAGACGTTTTAGCAAAGGTGGTGTTCTCGTTTAGTCCGGACATCATTATGTCGCCGCTATCACTACCTAGGGACGTATTACATCCTTGGGTAGATGAAATTTTGCACACCATTGATAAAGGTGCCCTGTACGACATACTTGTACAACTCAAAACAAGACCCACTTTTGCTGAACAATGGCCTGATACATATCAGGCAGGTTTACTGCGTGGTAAACAACGCATCCTAAGACTTGAACAAATACGAAAAGATCAGTATACTTTTAGAGATATAATGTCTCTAAGACCTGCGGCCTTGGAATGGTATGACTCAATCAGTTAAAGTAATCTTACGTAATCCATTAAACGTCACCGACATCGTTGACTATACCATTACAGCCACGGATACAGAGTTGGCGCAGGACTGGATTGCAGCATTGAAAGTTGAACTGCAAAGTGGACGCCTGTTGGAAAAGAACTTTTGCTTTATGGGCTTCCCCAAGACTGCTCGTACACTAGAATACCTGTGTGCCGAGTTGGCCAACCATATTGCAACTATAAACCAATTCTTTCCTGACTATCAAATTACAGAACGCTACACTCCCGATACCGTACGCGGTTTTGACTATGCTGAAAATGGCATCAATCATGAGACCATGAATCTACTGCACAATCACTTTGAACGCCTGCAAGGCACCGTGGGAGGTCTAAGTAACTGGTACAGACGTGCAGACTATGCGACAAAGTATGCCATCAGACAACTAAACAATATCTGTCATGAAATGGAAAACTTGATCTTGAGTCAACGCAAGTTAGCAACAGATCCTTACTGGGTACGCCCTAGCCAGATTACCACATTCCTGCAGGCACAGCGGTACGATCTCAAAGACAGCCATAGGAAAGGATTCCGCACCAATGGCTACAATCGTGTGTTAGGTGGAGTTTATATGCATTGGACGCAGATAGGTAAGACTTTGTATGAAGTGTTCCGTGACGAAGGCGCACCCGAACTTACTGATACCGTATGCGAAGCTATCACAGAACTGCGATATTATTCTGGCGAGTTTGATGTAGAGTGGGGCAATGATGTAGTTGTCAACGGTGGTCATCCTTGGCATGATCAAGAGCAGGCAGATTTTTGTCGTTGGTTAATAGCCAATGGACGTGACCCACTGGATACTCAATTGAGTCTTGGGTACTTGCCCTTGGGACAGATAGAACTACAGGCCAGTTTTGGTACTACCGATTATCAGCAGATATGGGATATCCTAGGCAGTCACCTGGATATCTACAAAATAGAAGTGGATGGTGTTGTGGGTCAATTTGACTATTGCTGGTCAGACCCTGAGTATCAACAGCAACAAATTGACATGATGAAACCTGGATATGATTATAGTAGCCGCTGGATGTAGCTTCATTTGGGGCACAGAATTGAAAGATTGCCGCCACCATGGACCCATGGGGTATAGTCTGTCAACCTGGCCTGCAAATTTAGCAAAAAATCAAAATGCCGATTATGCGTGTGTTGCAGAATCAGGTTGCGGTAATACAATTATTGCTAGAAACATTATTAATTTTTGTGAAAATAACACGGATGTATTTCCTATAGTGCAATGGACTTGGCCTTTTAGATTTGATTTCAAAGCGATCGGTATCAATGCAACCAAGTGGGAAACACTCGGCCCTTGGCAAGCAGATGAACAATTTAGACCTGGCGAAAAATTAACAGAAGAAGATGGCCTGTTTGAATACGCAAGAAAAAATAATGAAAAAGCCAAAATGACAGGTATTGATACTTTGGCCAATGTATTCTTTAAGTATGTAGGTTCGCACGAGTATTGGCCAATATATTCTACATTTAAAGAAATTGTGTTTTTGCAAAATTATTTAAAAAACAAAGGTATTCCTTATCTGTTTACCTGTGCCGATGCCACTAGCCTGTTCTATAACTATACGGTTGAAAAGGAAAACGATCCTTTTATAAAAGATTTGTTAAACCAAATTGATATGAATAATTGGGTGCTTTTTCCGCCCGGCACTCGCGGCGATGAAACCAAAACGCCAAGAGGTTTTTACCAGTGGGCTGTGGAGAATAAATATGCTATAGCCCCCGGCGGGCACCCACTTGAGCAAGCGCACATAGACGCATCTACAATGATGCAGGAGAAATTCAATGAATTGGTTAAAGAGCATTTACAATAGAATTACCTTAGAATTACGCTATCGCAAAAAGTTACGAGAACTGCGTAAACGAGATCCATTTATCTACAAATGAAAATACTAGCAGTAGGCTGTAGTTTTACTTTCGGCATGGAGTTGCCTGACTGCCCGGCCAGTAGTTACAATAGTGACAAAACGCCTAGCAAGTTTGCCTACCCGGCTGTATTGGCCAACAAGTTAACGGCTGATCTTACCAATCTAAGTTTGCCCGGCGGCAGTAACGGTAGGACCTTTAGAACCGTATTGGATAATTCTGTTAAAGAAAAATATGACCTGATTATTTGCCAGTGGACCGATATCGGCAGAGCAGACCTACGATACGAGGGTAAAGATTTTCCAGTTACAGCAAGTAGCAGATGGCTTGACAATGATTTTCCCTGGATAACAGAATATTTCAAAAAACATTATGATCCAGAACATAGTTATCAAATCTGGATAACTCAAGCAATCGCTCTGCAGAATCATTTTAAATTGTTGGGTCAGCGTTATGTATTTTTGAGCATGATGTCAATGCAGGACAAACAGGGAAAAAAGTTTCCTCACCTGATAGAGCAAATTGATGCTGACAATTATTTAGGGTGGGAAACGGATGAAGCAATGGTAAATTGGATGGGACTTTGCCCTAAAGGCCCAGGCGGACATCCACTAGAATTAGGACACGAAAGAATTGCAGAAAAAATCTATGAACATCTTAGCAATCGGGGATAGTTTTACTTTTGGTGAAGAATTACCTGACGTTCCGGCGCCGGGTGTCAATGGTAGAACCTGGAACAATAGACCGCCTGCCAGTGCTTTTTCGTATGCAACACTATTGGCAAAACAACTGGGTGCAACTATTACCAATTTAGGCATGCCTGGCGGCAGTAATAGCAGAATTTTCCGTGTGGCCATGGACCAATCTAGTCTTGAAAAATACAATATAGTAATTTGCGGGTGGACTGAAATATCAAGACTTGATATACAATACGGGCACAAAGATTTTCCAGCTGGCATGCATGGCCGAGGAGCATCATTGGCCAAAGACAAATTTCCATGGGTAAAAGACTACTATAAATTAAATTACTCGGATGATCATGCTTATTACACATGGCTGGCTCAATTGATTGCCTTGCAAAATCATTTTAAATTTATTAATCAACGCTACTTGTTTTTAAGTATGCAAGGAATTTCTAGCATTGATTCAAAATTTGATCATTTAGTTGACCAGATTGATACTGACTACTATATGGGCTGGTACAAAGAAGGGATGATGGAATGGATGAGCGATTGCCCTAGGGGACCGGGTGGACATCCACTAGAATTAGGACACGAAAGAATTGCAGAAAAAATTTATGAACATATTGGGAATCTCGGCTGGCTTCCATGATGCTGCCGCTACCGTACTAAACGATTCGGGCGAAATACTTTATGCTGGTCACGCCGAGCGTTACAGCAAAATCAAGAACGACCCCGACCTGCATGAAGCAATGTTTTGGGAGTTAGCTGATGGTCGTCATATTGATCATATTGCCTACTACGAAACTCCCTGGAAGAAACAGCTACGTCAGCTGTACTCCGGGCAAGGCATAGAATGGTCAAAGCTAACTACCCGTCAAGTACTTCGTCAACAACTGGGCGGATACTTTAGTAATGTTCCTGTCACCACACACAATCATCATTTAAGTCACGCGGCGGCTGGATTTCAAACCAGTACATTTAATAAAGCCACGGTAGTTGTTATTGATGCCATAGGCGAATGGGATACTATCAGTATATGGGGTGCTCACTATACCAATGGTCGAGCTGAGTATCACAGACTATGGGGGCAACGCTATCCACATTCAATTGGTCTGTACTATAGTGCCATGACAGCCCGGGTAGGGTTAAAGCCCTTGGAAGAAGAGTACATAATGATGGGCATGGCTGCATACGGTCGCCCTACTGCTACTACTTTCATTAAAAATGCTGTAATTCAAGATGAGCAAGAAATAACATTTCGACAGAATCTACATGCTGGAGTTGATGATACTTTTTTGGTTGGAGTTCCCAATGAGGAAATCGCCAGTTCGGCTCAGGCTTTTTGTGAGAATTTGATATATAATGTTATGCGTCGTGCCAAAGACTTTGGTTGGAGCCGCAATTTGGTTTACATGGGAGGGGTAGCCCTAAACTGCCTCGCTAATAGAAATCTAGGTGAATACTTTGAAAACGTTTGGATCATGCCTAATCCTGGTGATGCTGGTAGCAGTCTCGGTGCGGCCGCTCTCGTCTACGGAGGCCCTATCGATTTCAAAAATGCATTCCTCGGTACAGAAATTAGCGGAGACTATCCCGTCACTGCCGTCCTTGATCATTTACTCACAGATAAAATCGTTGGAGTTGCTTCCGGACGTGCAGAATTTGGACCCCGAGCCTTGGGCAATAGAAGTCTCCTCGCCGACCCCAGAGGACCCGATATAAAGGATCGAGTAAATGAAATCAAACGTAGACAGCAATTCAGACCATTTGCGCCGGTCATTTTGGAGGAGCATGTCAATGACTATTTTGACATGCCTCGTGGTTGGGTTAATAGTAGGTATATGCAGATTGTCGGTCGTTGCCGGCGTTCTGACTTATTTCCTGCTATTGTTCACCACGACGGCACTAGTCGTATACAAACGGTACCAGCAGATGGTTCTGGAATCAGAGAACTCTTAGAAAAATGGTATGTGGTAACAGATTGCCCTATGTTACTCAATACCAGTCTCAACATCAAGGGCGAACCCATGGTCAACGATCGTGCAGATGCAGATCGTTTTGAACAAATGTACAAGATAAAAGTGTGCTCATGAATATCTTAATTTGTGGGGATAGTTTTTCTGTTCCAGTGGCCAATGGGTGGGCCGATCAATTGGCTCATCAATATTCCGTTACTAATTTATCACAGGCCGGTATCAGCGAATACAAGGTATTGAAACAGCTACAATCAATTGCTGTTACAAACTATGATTGTATAGTTGTTAGCCACACCAGCGTATCAAGAGTACATATCAAACAACATCCTGTACACACCGCCGGACTACACAAGGACTGCGACCTAATTTACAGCGACCTAGCATCAGTAGATTTGTACAATCCAGTGGTGTTGGCAGGATTGAACTATTTTAAATATATTTTTGATACAGAATATTATGCAGACATATACAAATTACTAACAATGGAAATTTGGGAACTGACCAAAAGTGTTCCTACGTTTCACATGACATTTTTTGATAATCCAGTCACATACCCTTTTTTCTGTAATTATCTAAACAACATATTTAAACAATACCCAGGATCAGTCAATCATTTGAATGAACAAGGCAATCAGCTGGTATTCAACAAAATCGCACAATGGATCGACAGCGAATACTGATACAAGGATCCAGCTGGTCAGTTGGTGCCTGGACCAAAAGTTCAACTCCCTTGAGCGACGATCCGGCACCCGGGGGCATTGCTGAACTCTTAGGGCAGATACACGATGTAACCAACATCAGCGTAGGTGATGATTTTAATATTGGATCATGGACAAGATTGGAAGCACATTTACAAACACAATCCAATTATGACCTAATTGTAATTTGCCAAAATGATCCGCTTAGAGACCTAATTATTTTACGCAGTGAGGATTCGCCCTGGCGCAGACAATTTGGATGGGATATCCAAGATTTGGTTGAGCAACAGATTGATTCTGTTGGTAAACTGATAACATTCCTGTTAAATTTGTTTTACAGCAAGTTGGCCACAACAGGAATACCAACCGTGATATTTGCTGGACCAAGTCAAGTTGATGTTGAGTTAGCCCAGCAGTATGGACTAACCGCAGTAGTACCAAGTTGGACCGAAGTACTGGTCCCTGGTGCTGGATCGGTGCTGGAAACTGGGCAGGAATTGGAGTACGCTGTGGCTCAATTGATGGAATTGTTTCCTGACAATCAGCAACTGCTCAAACAAGAACTGATAAATTATGCCGGTGCCATTGAAAAGTTATTAAATACATGGAAAACAAATCCTGACTTATTTGCTTATCATCATCCCACACCCCGGGGAAATCAGCTGTTTTACAATTACCTTACTTCACAATTACAAGGACTAATATGACACAACGAATTTTAATTATGGGCTTGCCAGGCGCAGGCAAAACAACTTTGGCAGGTGCATTAAAGCGATATCTAGAGGAGCATGGTGATATCACCTATGCTCGTGCTCTGCAAGAATTAATACATCCTCAAGTTGAGGTAAACTGGTTCAATGCTGACGATATACGTCGCAAGTACAACGACTGGGATTTCAGCAATGATGGACGTATTCGTCAGAGCTTGCGTATGTTTCAGTTCTCAATGGAAGCTGGTGGCGACTATGTTATCTGTGACTTTGTTGCACCGTTAGTTGAGATGCGTAACAACTTCAAAGCCGACTGGACCATCTGGGTAGACACTATCCGTGAAGGTCGTTATGCAGATACCAATGCTGCGTTCGTTGAACCTGAGCACTACGATTTCCGCATCACAGAACAGGCGGCTGAAAAGTGGGCCGAGTTCATTGGCAGTCACATTGTGGATAACCGTCGCAGACCCACCTTTGATTGGCAAAAGGAAACTGTGCAGATGTTGGGTCGTTGGCAACCCTGGCACGATGGGCACCGTGCCTTATTTGAACGACTACTTGCACGTACAGGACAGGTCATTATTCAAGTGCGTGATGTGCAAGGCTGGCAAGGATCAAACCCTTTTGCTATAGATCAAGTTAAATCGTTTATACGTCGTGATTTGGATCCCTTGTATCAAGGCCAATACGAAATACAAGTTGTTCCCAATATTGTACACATTGGTTGGGGCCGTGGAGTTGGTTATACTGCTGGCGAAGAAACCTTTGATGAAGCAGTAACTGATATCAGTGCTACAAAAATTAGAAAGACTTTAGGACTTGAGTAAGAGATTGGCCAAGACCTTGACCTGGCGCATAGTTGGGTCTACCAGTACATTTTTGATCAGTTATGTGATCACAGGACAGGTGGTGGTATCGAGTACTATTGCGGTAGTGCAGGTTGTGGCAAATACTGTCCTGTACTACCTACACGAAGCTATATGGGAACGGCCTGCCCGGTTTTAATATCAAGCCGGTAGGGTGGTTCAAATCGATAGAACTGGCTGATGTGTTTGAATTTGTCTTTGAGCTCTTGCCATTCGCCTCGTGCAAATGCAGGATCGTTGAATAGATTGTAGTTGTGATCTAACACAGGTTGCATGTCTCGCAACATTGCCAGTTGTTGATCTGGATCCATGGTTGATAAGTCACGTAAAATTTCAACCACAGCCTGCATACGTAGAATAGGATCCTCTATAGTGTCGTATGATTCGTCCCAGAAGTCACCGAAAGTACGGAATCCATAACTGCGTAGGTATGCTAAATTGTGAGCACATCCAAGCAAGAGAAAAGGCATGCGAAGTATAATAGGTTTAAATATCTTTTCTGTCAGGTGTGTTTTTTGTTGCCAATAACAGGTTTCAGTTACTACAAATACAAAACTTTCCATCAAGGCCGGCAGTGGACTCAGCAACATACTCTGATTGGGAATATAGTCAGCATCGCCAAAGTCTATTCTCAGTTCGGGCAGTTGTTCAAGGTTAGTGATAGCGTCGTTGACCACGTGACGATCCAAGTTGCTGGCACGTAGATTATCGGCAAAGTCTCCACCGTCGGGACAATTTTTACTAAAGCTGACATGCCCGTGGGCCAGCAGGTTTTGTTTGTGTAGCTCATTTACAAATAAACTGCGGTATATGCGTTCATTGCTGGTCAGTCGATTAAAGGTTATGTAGGTACGATTCAAGGTACGATCCGCAGGAGCAACAATGCCTGGCAAGTAGTCGTGAGCACGGTACCAGTCAGCCGCAGCAAAGATATGAAAAAAATAATCTATGTCGGCAAACCCATAATGGTTGCAGATTTTTGTTTTTTCTTCGCTGTCACGTTCAGTGCTAACTAATACAAACGGACCCAGGAAATTGTTGACAATGTGATCAAACAATGGTTGATTGTAAACAAAGTTCAAGGGTTCTTGATCGTAGAATATAAACATAGGACCACGGCGTTCGTCATGAGCGCCATCGTGTCTGAGTATTTCAATGTTTTCTGGTTGAGTTGATCCAAAAGGGTGTAGATATATTGCCCTGGGATCTGTTATAATAGTTCGTAGGTATTGATAGATATTCTCATAATGATTGGCAAGATTATACATGTTTGATGTTTTTTATTGGGGACCGAAACCGAACTTATTTGAGTTCGAGCGTCCTGCTGAGACCTTGGAACATGCGGCAGAACTTTGTCGAACTGGTTACTACTGGTATATTTATGGGGGCAATGACTACACCGGATTTGATTTTGAATGGCGCCCGGCTCCGTGGGAAGCACACCAACTGCATTCGTTTCCTAGTCAATGGCAACGTACCGGCGGCGTGTATTTTGCCAATAAATCAACTGCGGCCAATAGAGAATATAATTTTCGCACAGAGCAACAGGTACGCAGGTTGCCCGATCCTACCCAATGGCGCATACCCGACGGTATTGATGACACAGGGTTTGATTACTCCTGGCATCCTGACGCTACCGAAGCACCTTACGAATATCACTTTGGTACGCAATGGCAACGCAATGGAGGCCCTGTGTATCCTGGCACAGCTGGATACAAACCTGTAGTTGGGCAACGTGTACGCAAGTTACCAGATCGCAGTTGTTGGCGAATACCCGACAACATAGACGATTCAGAGTTTGACTACTCATGGCATCCTGACCTAACAGAACCCGACTACGAATATCACTTTCCTACACAATGGCAACGTGAGGGTGGTCCAGTATATCCAGGTACAGCCGGCATCAAGTACATGACAGATCAACGCATACGTGCCGGTGCTACTCAGATATTCTACATGGACTTTATGAATGGACCCATTGCACGTCACCAGTACGATGTACTAAAGCTGGATCATCCTGACATCAAGCTCACACGCTATGTGGATAGTCATCTCAATGTGTTTAAGCGCATCATGAAGTTGGCCACTACCGAATACGTATGGATTATCAGTAGCGTATGCGACTATACACAATTTGATTTTACCTGGCATCCATCAGAAGCACAGCGTGAAATGATTCACTGCTTTCCTTCGGGCAACCAACCTCGTGGTGACACATTCTACATACACGTTCCCAGTTTCACACAGCAAATGATAGATCTTGAACTGTTAGATTGGTTTAATGTGATCAACTACTGTGATGACCAAATGGTAGACCGATTCCAAACTCCCACACACCAATACTCTTCTGATGATTTGGTTGGCGAAATTAAACGGTATGAATTCCGAACGCCTTATGTTCTTTTTACCAACCAAAAGGATCTGCAGTTCGCTGACTCGCCATGTTTATGGACCAAGAAAGACCGCACGGTTTTACGTGCAAGTCGTGCCGGTGCTACCGCACTAATACCTCGAGATATCAAAGAAGATTTAGTGTCGCAAATCTACGATTATCCCTACATTGAGGAGTCGAATTACCGGGTAAACGACTACTTTAGCGATAGAGATTTTCCTGAGCTGGACATAGTTTACATAAGCAATGGCGAACCCGACGAGGAACGCTGGTATAACCATTTGTGCTACATGAGCAACAATACCAAAATACATTGGGTGCGTGGCATAAATGGACGGGTACAGGCATACCAGGCAGCTGCACGTGCCAGCCGTACTCCGTGGTTCTTTGCTGTGTTTGCCAAACTGGAAGTGGTCTCATTCGACTGGAACTGGATGCCCGACATGTTCCAGGAACCCAAGCACTATATTTTTAATAGCCATAATCCGGTAAATGGATTGGAATACGGACATCAAGGCATGATTTGCTATAACAAGCGATTGGTATTAGAAAATACGGCACCGGGTATTGACTTTACCCTAAGTCAGCCACATGAAGCGGTGCCTATACTTTCGGGTATTGCACACTTCAATCAAAGTGAGTGGATGACCTGGCGTACGGCCTTCCGTGAAGTGATCAAGCTCAAGCACTTTATGGCCACAGAGCCCACGCTGGAAACCAGTCACAGACTAGCAACATGGGCAACGGTTGCCGAAGGCGATTTTGCTGAATGGAGCATACGTGGAACCCAAGATGCCATAGCTTACTACAATGAAGTGGGTGGTGATTACAACCGGCTCATGTTGAGCTTTGAATGGGCCTGGTTACAGGAACGTTTTAACGCAGGTAATTTATAATAGATTCTGCAACAATTTCTACTTCGGTGTCGGTCAGTTCGGGATAGATGGGCAGGCTCAAACACTCTCTGCTGAATGCAGTTGATTCTCTAAATAATTCTCTAGCATAATCAATATAGTTGTAGCCCACACTGAGTTCAAACAGGGGTTTGTCGTAGTTGAATCGAGTGTCAATACCTTCTGATCGTAAATAATCTTTTAAGCCATGTCGTTCTGTCAACCGTATAACAAACTTTGACCAGGCTGATTCTACATCGGCACCAGGTGCTACAATGTCAACATATCCATCTAGTTCTTGTGTATAGTATTCAGCAATGTCTGTTCTGCGTTGTTGCCAGGAATCAAAATACTCTAGTTTGACCAGCATGGCAGCACAATCAGCTTCTGACATCTTGCTGTTGGTTCCATGCGCTTGGTGATCCATCTTTTTACCATTGTCGCGCAGATCCAGAAGATCCTCATACACACTATAGCTGTCGGTTAGGACCATGCCACCTGATCCATAGTTGTTTAGATTCTTGGTAGGATCAAAACTCAACACACTGATGTGACCTAGACTACCCGACGGCATTCCTTTGTAGCTAGCGCCAAATGATTGTGCAGCATCTTCAATTACTAGAATGTCATCATTGAAAAATTCAGTTTGTAGTCTGAAACGATCCCAATCTATGACATGCCCAAATAGGTTAGCGTACATGATACAATCTACTCCAGCACCAGTCAGTGCAGTATCCATTGACTCTAGATCTATTAGGGCACGATAATCGGTATCGCAAAACACCGGAGTATGTCCTGCATACAGCACACTATTGATTGTGGCGGCAAAACTCAGGGTGGGAATCAGCACTTGACTTTCGGCTGGAATACAGGCCTGCTGTGCAAATACCAAGCCCTGTGTACAACTACCCACTGCCACTGCCCATTGGCGTCCACAGCGTTGAGCCACAGCTTCTTCAAAGGCACGTGTACAAGGACCGTCTAAGACCTGTCCAGTCTGATACACTTCATCCATGGCATCCATGATTTCTTCGCGCAGAGTTTTGTATTGACGATCAACGCCAAAGAACGGAATCTTTAAGCCACTCATAGTATAGTTGGAAACCTTGTTCAATATCAATTCGGCCATGATAGCCAAAATCCGTACCGGCACGTATTGTGCTTAATGTACCGCGACTGGGAAAACGTGGATTAGACTCAGCTATCTTAATTCTACCACCGCCGGCAATTTTGATGGCCAGTTCTGCGGCTTCCAGCAAGGTACGACCGCTACTGCGTGTGATGTTGTAGGTGCGTCCACTGCTGTTAAAACTATTGGCAGCACGTACAATACCTTTGACACAATCATCCACATAGGTAAAATCTAAGACTTCATCAGGTCCGCACACTACCAGTTCTTGATTGCGCATGGCCGCTACTAGGAAACGACTGACCACACGATCCAACACATCACGTGGCCCGTATACCGCCGACGGACGTAGCACAACATGATCTATTCCGGCACGATCACAATGATCACGGGTCAGTTGTTCACCGGCCAGTTTAAGTATACCGTATATGCCTTTGGGTTTACACAGCATGTCCTCGTAGCCGTACAAATCAAAATCACCATAGACCATGCTGGAGCTGACATAAACAAATCTACGAACTTTCCAATACTCGCTGGCACGTAGTAGATTAATAAGTCCGCCGGTCAACACTTCGGCACCTTCTGTGGGATTTAATTCTACTGCTTTGGCCCTGGGGTAAGCGGCACAATGTATAACTACATCAGGGCGGCATTCAGCAAATACTTCTGTTAGTGCTGGATAATTTCTAATATCAACCTGATGTATTCGTTTGTTGTTTAACCTGGCCAGGCGTTCCTGGTGCAGATATGCAATTTCTTTGGCAGGTATAGTGCCACCATAGTCGGTGCAGTTATCGACTATACACACGTCATGCCCCTGTTTTTCAAACTTGGCCACAATGCCGTGACCGATGAATCCGAGGCCTCCGGTTACTAAGATTTTCATTGTGTCGTTTGCGCTTGGTTAACTACTGGTTGGAATTCGTTTAAATACTGGGTCATATACTGTAAATGTTGAGGAATAATCTCGGCTAACATGAGCTCTAACCGGAGTAAATCCTGCTAAGAACTCTTTAACATATATTCTAGTATCTACTTTATACGAACCTTTGATGTGTGTCAAGTATATGCGATCCAAAAGAGGACGGGCTGTTTCTAATAGTTGCACTCCGCCTATGACAAAAATGGTTTTGTCTGGGTGTGCAGATTCTATGGCCAATAGTTTTTCGCTTAGGTCACCACTGATTGGCATGGCATACGCAACTGGTCTATTGGTAGCTACATATACGGTTCGATCCCGAAGTGGTTTGGGCATCTTGGGATCGTCCCAGGTCTTGCGACCCATGACCACTACATTACCTGAGGTAAGGCGTTGGAAGTTGGCTAAATCTTCAGCGTTATGAGGCCACGGCAATGTACCGTTGAGCCCCATACCGCCGTTGAAGTCAACGGCAAATATGGCATTAATCATAAATTCTTTAGGAGTTCGTCTGTGAAAGGTTGTACGACTTTTGCTACACTATCTACACTAATATGAAAGTCTACGTCTTTGATAATGTCATCAAGGTCGTTTAATTTCTTATTAATTAGCTTTTCTACAAATTCAGGTTCAGCACCTTCTTCTAACATTTCAGCAATGTTGACATCAACGCTGGTTCCGTCTTTGAGATTGACTGTAATGTAACGCAGTACGCCAATGGGAACTTGTTCTTTGTTTACTTCCTTGAGTAACTTTTCCCATTGGTCTTTTCTGTTTAAATTAAGCCGCTTGCTTCTTTGTTGTCGTGGTTTTTTTGGTTTTTGTTGTGACATTTTTTGCAGGTGTAAGTTGAGCAGCTTCTTTTTCTAATCTTTTTGCTTCAGCAATTAACTGAGCGGCCTGTGCTTTCATTGATTCAGCTTGACTCAATCTATCAGCGGCCAAGTCGTCATCAGTTAGTGCACCTTTTAAATACGCAGCGGCACTGGCTGTTGCATCAACATCTTGATTAGTACGACTAACACTTGCGTTGTTAGGCGGCATACCAACTTCGCGTCCTTCACGAACACGTGGCTTCTTGGTCTGCATACCTGCTTCTTTGTCCAGGTTGGCCATACGCTTGATTGCGTCTTCGCCTTTTTCCATTTCATCCAAGATATCATTTAGCTCATCTAAACGAACACTGGATTTCATTGTTGGAGTAATCAGGACCTGGCTGGTTGGAACCTTTTTAATAAAACCTTCACGGTGTAATACTTCTAACGCATTACGACCGTCGGACATGGTTGTACGGAATAGTACATCACTAAAGTCGGTGGCATTTTGACCAATTGGGCTTTCCAAGGCTTTCATTACTTCGTCGTGAATCATACGTGGTAATGTGTCGCTGTAAGCAACCAGGGCCATGTGAGCTTCGTTTGGCACTTTGCGCCATAGTACTACAATCTTCTTGCTGTTGTGTTTTCCGACATGTTTAATCATTTTAATTTTTCCTTATTGTGCCTCAGGTGCGTCTGCTACTGGAGCATCTGCTACTGGTGCGTCTGCGGCTGGTGTTGCGGCGGCTGGTTGTAATGCTCCGCTGGCCTGTAGGAACGTAACTAAACGATTGTACAATCCGCCTACTTGTTCCATTTCTTCTGCTTTGATTGCGCCACGCTGACTGGCGGCTTGAACGACCTGAGCGGCCAAGATCAAATCGCTGAGTTGTAGTTGTGGTGAACCATCAGCTGGTTGTGTTAAAGTTTGGTTTAAATCGTCTGACATATTATCTCCATGGTGTAAAATATATGTATATATTTACTACCTGCGGTCAGACCGGAAAAATTTTTTTATATGTCGAGAAAGTTATTTTGGTTAATTTGATCCAAAATTAATGCAAACATTGACGCTTCGCCGGCTATTTCAAAAGCCGCACATTTTTGTATTTGTACAAGTTCCTGATCGGTTTTTGAATACCAATCGCCATACCAAAAACGTCCACTCAAATTGGCCCAGATCCAATCCGAAATGACCTTGGGATTGCTTCTGAGTTCAAACAACACCGGCGTAAAGTGCGGCGGACAGTGGTCCATTTCACGCAGTCCAAATACTGCCAGGGGATTGGCTTCGCCGTATTTAAGCATTCTTTTGTTTGATTGAATCTATGGTTTCTTGGCTCAATTCGCCTTCAATGATCTTGAACTTGGTGTTGCCCTGGTTGATTTCAGGTAAAACCAAGCGGTCTTGCAAGAGTTGCTCGGCATCACGTACAAATACCTCTGTTACTGTATACTGCTTGGTATATTGTGCGATCTCAACTGAACGCATGAGATCATCCAAGGTATTCTCCAGTTTAAGAATACGTAGCTGTAGATCCAAGGCCAATTGACGTGCGGCTTTGGGTTTTAGTTTGGTTGGGTCTTGAAATTCCATGTTATTCCTTTTGTAAAGTATCCCATATTAGAGTTGGATCATTTTTTGGTACTGCGGCTACACATTCAATATAACCTTTGTCGAATGCCTGTGCAATAAGGTCTCGGTAAGTCTTTGGGCAAGTAGGATTGATCAAGATACCTGCGCGGTTGGCCATGGTGTAAGGTCCTTGCAGTTGAAAACTGGGATCGCCCCTGCGTAGGGTAACCCAAGGTGTTTTACTAATAGTAAATGTCATTCTTCACCTATCAGTTTAAGAATATGGATAATCAAAGTACACAGTACAAAAGCAATAGCTACTATACAAAGACCTTCGGCTAACCATGTCTCTATCATTTTTCAGCGTCCTCATAGTGTGCGTATACACCAAACTCGGGCTCAGCTGACTTGTTGCCTTTGATAATCCAAACAGTATCGCAATACTGCTCAACTTCTTCTGGGCTCCAACCAAAGAAACAGAAGTCAGTAAACATGATCAACTTCTTGGGTTCAATATCGTTGGCCTGCAAGTAGTTCCAAACACAATGCGGATCTGTACCACCGCCACCGCCAGGTTCAAACGAACTGATATCTTCCAAGTTGTCTGATGTGAATGTGGCCACATTGTGCACCTCGGTATCCCAACCCATTACCGTAATACGGTATTCATCGTATGATTCCATGATACCTTGGATTTCGCTCAAGAACACTTTGAGATCTTTATCAGTAATTGATCCAGAAGTATCAATACCAATAACCACATCAATCTGTTCGCCGGGTTTCATACCGGGCATGACAGCATCCATGTGCCAACTTCTACGACTTGGACGTGCCCAGGTAAAGTCGCTTTTTACTGTGGACTCGATCTGTTGCTGTAAGAGTTCACGCCAGTTCATAACAGGTTCAGTCAAGTCCTTGATCATGCGTTTGACACCACCGGGCAAGTTGCCTGCGCCTGATGCATTGGCAGCCGCTAATACCGCTTCTTTGATTTCATCGCGGATTTCTTTCTTTTCTTGCTCGGACAATTTAGGGCGACCATTACCTGGCTTATCGCCATCTTCGCCTTCGCCATCTTCGCCTTCACCGTCCAAGTGCTCGTCGAGCAGACGTTTCATTAGATCATCAATATTGATCTTGTCTGCATTTTCGTACAAGTCATCATAGACTTCTTCGGCACTCATGCCTTTGTACTTAGAATCGTAAAGTGCAACAGGAATCTTATCACCAACTCGTTGTTCTACCAAGTCCCAGTTTACACAATAGTCATCGGCAATGTTCCACAATTTAGGATCACGATTACCACGACGTCCCATGTGATCATAAACCGCGTGTAACACTTCGTGGCCTACCAAGAATTCTAACTGCTTGAGTGGTAGTGAATTGACAAATTCTGAATTGTAGTAGAACTTGCGGCCATCTGTTGCGGCAGTAGGACACCAGTCATCTGCATTGATCAGACCCATGCGGGTAGCCAGGTTACCAAAGAATGGAGCACGTAATAGCAAGCCAATACGTGCTGTTACCAATTTCTCGCGGGCACTAGCATCTACCTTGGGATCTGTTTCTGTTACTTTTTTGCTTTTTTCTGCTAATGTGGTTGACATAGTCGCTCCTTAACTTATGTATATATTATAACATATTGAGAATTACTGGTCTGTGGCTTTTTTACAACGATTTTAAACCATATAGTCTGGTATTTTGTACCAAAATGCAAGGATACTTAGCAGTTCTTTTTTGACAAAAAATGTATGACAATATTCACCCACCCGATACGACCAATCTTTTTTTAATTTTAGTTTTTGTACAGCATCAATATCGTAACTTGCACCGTGTGCTTTTTCAAAGCATGACAATAATTCAATAAAATCTTCAGTGGAATAAACAGTCAGTTCTCGATCGAATATCCAATATGCTTTTGAGTTTCCGTGGATAAAATTTACAGTAATATTCATATTTTAATCTTTCTTGATGTTAATTTTATTTCATTGCCTTTCGTTGGGCAAATACCCGTTCCATATCTTGTACAGCGGTTGATTTAATTACAGTCGGTTCACTGGGCGATGATACTGTTACACTTGATTCGGGTTGGCATATCTTGTCGCCTTTTACTACTCTTGCTATTTTACAGTCTTGGTTGGCTACAGTACTAACGGCATGGTCGGCTAGGCCTTTTCCTGTGGTTTCATACGTAACCACACTACTAACACCCAGGACCAAGACAATAGTTTCAAGTAGCATAGTAAATCAGGGGACTTATGGGTAAGGAGCCTGCCCCTGTGCCTGTGACAGCAAACCGTTTACTTACCGCCTGCAGCAATAATATACTTGCCGTAGCGTTTATGAAACTCATCAAAGTTCTTGAGCTTGCCTGGTACCAAGGGCAAGTTGTATGTGGTAAGAGCAACTCTAGCACCCATAACAACCAACTCAGTGGTAAAGTTATCCATCATAAAGCGGAAGAACTGATCGGCCATGCTATGCCACTCGCCAATCTTGTCTTTGCCTAGTTTGGCATAAGCGTCCTGCAATTCGTAGCACATGGATACGGTCAGGGAGTACATGGCCGATACTTCTTTGACCTTGAGCTCTTTTACCTTGCCTGCCAGGATATCGCTTGGGTTAGGCATCTGTCCAGCAACCTTGCGGTGTGCCATGAATTTTACAGCAAGACCATCACCTACAGTACCAGCAATCAAGTCTGCCAATTCTGCATCTGTAGCATCCTCGTCGCCTAAGAATTCGCTTACGAAACTCCATGAACGTGGAGTAGCAAAAGCACGTGAGCTCGAACGTGGGTTAAAGTCCATCAAGTCCTGTTTGGCAAAACCAATGTAACCTACCACGTCCTTGTGAACACGATTCTTAACTGCCCACTCGTTCCATGAATCGTAATCAGCACGTACTTCTAAATGCACGAAACGATTGGCTAGCGGCATGGGCATACGGAATGAGACACCCTTGTCTGATTCTCTGTTACCTGCGGCAACAATCACCACATTGTCTGGCAAGTGATATTTGCCTAGACGACGGTTCAAGATCAACTGATAAGCCGCGGCCTGTACAGCCGGAGCCGCCACGTTCATTTCATCTAGGAACAGGGTTACTACCGGATATTCTGCCGCCATTTCTTCTGTTGGCAAGTCCACTGGCTCAGCCCAGTCCATCTTGCCATTGTCTTTGTTATAAAACGGAATACCACGCAAATCAGTCGGCTCCATCTGACCCAGACGAAGGTCAATGCAGTATCCACCCAGTTCTTCGGCCAAATCAGCTACCAACTCTGACTTGCCTACACCAGGAGGGCCCCACAGAAATACGGGACGTTTTACTTTGAAAGCACGAAGCAAGCGACTGCGAGCTTCTGCTGGTGTTACGGTACGATTTTCACTAATACTCATCACAGGCTCCTAAAAAATTAACTACTGAAACTACATTATACATTAAATACATTTATGTGTCTGTTGTATTTTAGCGACTCAGGTTAATAACACGACCTTGGTATTCCATAAAGCTGACCTTCCATGGAACAAATACAATTTCACCAACACGGTTACCTGTATTTTTGTAACCAACTTCCTTAAACTCTTTGCCGTCAAACACGTCACGAACCACACGAATCTTGTAGGCCTGATAACCATGGCTGGTATCACAACGATCCAGCACCTTACCTTCAACAAAGCAATCAGTACGACCCAACATTGGCTTAAAATCATACGCACGAATATAATCGTTTACTTGAACTTCCATCGTCTGCTCCTTGTTATTCACTATACAAACATTATAGCATTTTGGCCTTTTTGGTACAACCAGAATTTTGAGAACAAAAAACCCCCTAAAAACGGGGGTTTTGAGTGTGGCGTTTTTACAACAGATTAGCTGTTAAGTACCTTGGCCACGGAATTCATTACTGCAGCAATACGACCGATATCACGTAAATTTTCCACGGTATAGCCTTCGGCCTTGAGTGTTTCGTAGTGTGCTTTCACACAGAAGTGACACTTGCCAACAATTGAAGCGGCCAGGCTAAATGCTTCAAAATTTGACTTGGTAGTACCACCATGACTAGCAATGGCATTCATACGCAACTGTGCTGGCAAGCCTTTTAGTTGAGCATCGTCGGCCATTTCCACATAGGGATACCAGACATTGTTCTGTGCCATGATTGAAGCGGCTGTCATTGCCGATTCGGCCAGTGCTGGTTCGTCAGCCAAGATCAAACTGACTAACTTGCCGTTACCGGTAGCGGCCAGTGCGGCTACAGCACAACCCATAGCCACATCAGGATCTAATGTACTACGCAAAAGTACCGCATCTAAATTTAGTTTGGTGTCCTTTGCGTAGTCCGGCAACGCTTCTTTGATAGCGTCGTTGAATGCCATTATAGTGTATCTCCACCAACTGTACGGTTACATGCACATAGCTCGCCAGTTTGCAATGCGTCAAGAATACGCAATGTTTCTTCTGGGCTACGACCAACATCCAAGTTGTTGACAGTAACGTGTTGGATAGTGTTGTCTGGATCAACAATAAATGTGGCACGAAGTGCGGCACCTGCTGGAGCATAAAATATGCCCAACTGTTCTGCTAGGCTCAACTCACCACGCTGTGTGTCTGCGAACTGGTTGTGCTTGATATTAATCAAGTCCGGATGTGATTTTTGCCATGCTACTTTACAGAATTCGTTGTCTGTTGAACCTGTCAACAATACTGCATCGCGATCTTCAAAGTCGCCATTTAGTTTATCGTAGGCCACGATTTCTGTTGGGCATACAAATGTAAAATCTTTTGGATAGAATACAATCACTTTCCATTTGCCAGCAAAACTGGTTTCGTCAATTGTGAAAAAAGCATCTTCTGGTTGGCCTGGCTTAACGCCTGTTACCGCAAAGTGTTCTAATTTATTACCGATTGTTTTCATTTTGATTTCCTTTAAGTTAGAATAGTATTGCCTAATTGTACACGTATCTTATGTATTTGTCTATGTTTTTGGCAGAATCTGTTGCTGTTTGAATTTTTGCGTTCTCACAGCATCCAGCGGAGGATTACAAATTGGAATTTTTTGATACTTATCAAAATATGCGGAGAGCAATTCTAGTTCGGTTGTTTTACAGTAACTAGGGTGCATGGGCAGATAGGCTTGATACACATGATCAATCCGATCTCGGCCAAAATTTTCCTTGAATGCAGTACCACAACCATACGGACTTAGTCTTTCGTTGCGTACAGTACCTTTAAAGTCAGTTCGACGACCCAACATGCTGTGTCGACTGGTAGCACGTGATTCACCGATGTAGAATACCGCAGGATCTAAAAAATCTGCAGGGCCGGTCGGCGCAGGACCTTCAAACAAGCCATACACATAACAACCTGGATGAGCTTTATCAAATCCCCACTCGTTATTCCAGGGTTCATCAATTTGATGCCACCCAGTAAAATCTGTAAGTGCCGGGCGAGTCAAGGTAACCGTCTGAGTAGTAAATGCGGCCTTTCCGCTGATCTCGGCGCACTTGTATAGGCTATAGGCCAGCTGGTCAATGTTGTTGCAATCTTTGAATATATTGTACAGTTGATCTTCTGTTAGGCCGTGATTGCCAGATCCTGATCTGATATTTTGTGCAAGAATCCTGGCCAGAGCGTTCATGATTTTTTACCAATGTATTCATGACTATAGCATACACGATACGCATCACGAACGGTAGTTGTGCCGCCATAGCCCTTCATCTCACGTGCGGTGCCGTCTTTGTTCAAGTAACTGCCCACACGGCTCTTACGATTCATTGAGGTAGGACGCCATAAGGGTGACTTTTCTCTGTGTTCACCAAATGACGGATGTGCAGTTTTAGAGAAGTAACGTAAACCACGACTCACATAAATCTCAGCAATGGCATCCGAAAAGGCAGTACCTATGCCCATGCCCTGAAACTCGGGCAGGACCACAGTACGATGGCCACGCCAGTACGAGTGAATATCACGATTGGTTGAATGTATGGCGGCATGGAAGCCGATGGGTTTGTCGCCGAGCAGTAAAACATAGTAGTGAGCTGACTTACTGATTGCAGTATCTAAATAGTGATACTTACTGAAATATCTCCAATAGTCGACACTTGTGCTTTTGATGGTGAGTGCAAGTTCTGGTCTGGTCCCCAGTCGAAAGGGTGACCTCCGGTTTTCTAAGACACAGAGATCTGTGTCATATACGTAGTCTGGATCTAACCAGTCTACTATGTCTCGATGGCATGACGCAATATACAGGGGCTCAGTGGTGCCACGTTGATCATAAAACTTACGAATACTTAATGCTAGACTCTTAGCAGTATCGCGATCAACTACTGATGTAAACTCGTCTACTGTCGTTAAACCTTGATCTAAACTTAGAGCCATCTCAAATCTGTGATACTCGCCATTACTTAATGTATTAGGTGGTCTAAACCAAGTTGGAATAGAGCGCAAACCGCAAGCTAATAATAATTCTTCGCCACGCTCGGGGGTAGTAAAGTTATCAATAGTATTACGAGTATTATCTACAGTAGGTTGACGGAGCTCGCCTAAGCTACGCAAGATAGTGCTTTTACCTGATCCGCTTGTACCTACAATTAGCACAATGCCATCTTTGGGTAATTCGGGAATAGTAACAGCCGTTTCTTTATAGTCTGTAATATCGTACTTCTTTTTAATTTCTTCTAAGTAGGTCATATAACTACACTTCAATATTAAATAGAGAGTTAAACTGAGAATCTTCAACATAAGAAAAATCTTTTGCATGAGATTCAGTTTTAATATTGCCAACAGGCATTTTACCATTATTCCTTGCTTGGTAGTTTTCAATTAAATAGTTTTCTATTTTTTCAAGAAACTTTTTAAATAATTGTTCCGTCGGGAAATTAAAATTAGTAAAATCCCAAACCATAATACCAATATTGTCTTTATGTACAATGCGCCCGGTTTGTTGCACATATTGATCGGCAATGTCTTTCATTTCTTTACCATTGGGTCCTTGTAATGAGTGTACTCCCCATCCTGGTAAATTACCTGCTTGCCGATAAATGCGTGAGCCCCATGTGCCTCTTTGCCATTCATAATCGGCACCCTGTCCGTACTTTAGAATATCTGCAACCAATTGATCCACGTCGTGGTATACATGAGAAAACGCATATATCATACGTGTCATGCCTAGTGCTTTTACTGCGTGGCTTAATTCAATCGGTGAATTATAGTTTTTAAGATAAAAAATATGTCTTGGTACTTGTGATAAAACTTGTTTAAGGTCCATTTTAAAGTTCCTCTGGGTCAACAGCTACTACGCCATCGACCCCTTTAGTTAGTGTAAGTTCAACCCAGTCGTATAATTGATCATATGGTACTTCCTCGGTGATCCATTCATACTTAAAATTATCTGTACCAACAAATCTAAAACCTTCGCTATGATCTTTAATCTGACTTTCTAATTCTCGGATTAAACGCTCAGGACCGGCCCATAAGGCACTAAACTTAACCTTGTGCCCTACGTGCCCTTCATATCCTTGAATCCTGCGTTTAGGGTTACTGGTAATCCCAAAGCAGGTGCGTTCTACGATAGCATCTGTTTCTGGGTCTACAAACCGATGACGCCAAAGATATAAGTAGTACATATTAAATACCTGAGTAAGTGGTCATACCATGTACTTGTGGTAATGCTAATTTACCACCCCAGTTAATATAATCCATAACCAAGATAGGTGTCAAGCAGTTGTCCGACCACGACTTAGCAAGATTGTTGGCTTGTTGGAACTTGTCTAACCGATCCTTGCAATCCTTGTGGAATCCTTTTGGTGAACCATACTTGGCACGGAACAGTTTATACAAATCTGCTTCAACAGCGGAATCAAGTTTAATGTTAGCTTCACGAGCCTGCTGTGCTAAACGACCAAATGCCAGAATAAAACCACCGTCAACACCTTTTTCGTTTGGATAGTACCGGTCGTGCCATTGTAGTGCCCAGTCTAGATCGTTCTTAGTGACATTAAAGTTCTTGGGTTCAGTATCGTGCCCGGCAATTAAGTTAAGACCGTGTATGTATGTAATCATGCCTGGTGTAGCTTGATTACGGGCCGCAGCACTGGTTTTAGCTGGAAACATGTTATTGTTTTCAACAATGGTTTGTATTTCTTCACTTTGTACATCTTCACGGAACTGTGATCCGTATAAACGAACTCCAGTAACACGACTACGATGCAAGTGATAAGCATCGATTGCTTTACGACCGCCACCGTTGATAACACGGAAGCCCATGTTTGCAACTGCTTCGCCTTGTAGTGTGGTTCCTGGCACTACTAGGTTTTCATCAAATGCTTTAACTTGTATGAGTGTATCACTGTCAATGATGCCGGCCTTTTGTAGTACATAAAATGTTAGTGTAGTTTGTTGACCTTCCCAGGCAGAGTAGCGACCATTTTTAAGTCGGGTACACATGACTGGCATAGTAAGACGTGGGTCAAAACGATCAATGATATCTTCTGCAATATGTACAGGATCTTCGTCGCGTTGGATATCAATGTTAATATCCATATCACCCCATCGTGCCCAAACCAATTCACCAAAGTGTTGTTGGTTGTAACGACGCCCATTCATACGTGCTTTAAGATCTTTGATTGCCTGTTGCACTCGCGGATGTTGATCTACACGATCGCCACGTACTTGCACTGGCTCGTAGACTGTAGAATTAGTTTGTGGAGTGACAGCTTGATTTTGCTGTTTAACGATCGCGGCAAATGGATTTGCGCCTCGATTGACTGTACGTGTGGTTGTAGGTACAGGTGCTACTGTTGTTGCTGTTGGCATAAAGCCTCCTATTAAATTAAAAATGATTACCTTGCGGTACTTAATTCCCACTACACGGTGGGCTATTTACTACAGTTACTACTTTTTACTACAAAATGACTAGTTTGTCAATCTTTTTATATATTTTTGAAAAAATTAAAATGATTTTCCAATGTCCATTTATCACAATCAATGGTTTGTCCATTATAAGTTTGAAATTTTACATTATTAAATATATCATAACGCTTAAAGAAATTCCAATAATCTGGGCTAGAACTTACTCGTTTATTTTCTCGCAATAATTGATCGTTTGCTTTACTAATAAAACAAGTAGGAGTATTGAGAGCCTGCTCAGCAGTAAGAACACCTTGTATAAACATATCGCGAACTTTGGCCGCTGGTATAACGTGTTCAAAAATACAGTTTTTTAAATCTACACCTACTTCGGTATAGTGGGCACCAATGCCGCCTTCGATTACATAATTATGGTAACGTCGAATCCAGTGGTCCATACTGTCACGCAATAAACGAGCAGTCTGCGGAGTATGTTTTCCTTTGTATAGATTGGCAAGACGGTTGAGTTCTGCTACAGCAATAACCAAACTCTCGGCATGAGTTTCTGCACTTCTTGTGACTTTAGTATATTTGGCCTTACTAAATTTTTCTAGCGATTGTTTTAACATCTTGAACCCTAATTTGTTACAATACTTATATTATAACAAAAATGGGCAAATCTGTCAACCGCAGGTTAGTAAGCACTAACCTACTGATTCTATGCTGTCTAAATAGGCTTTTAAATTGCCGGAATGTAAGGTAAGCATCATGGCTTCGGATTCTTCAAAGACAATTATTTTTTGGCGTTTAAGCAAGTAGTACATGCTCTTAAACTGTCGTTCTAATTGTAGTAAGTTATGATTGGTTAATTCTTCGGGTAATTCAAAATCGTAACTTTGCAGTTTAAGGTTTGCTTTAACAAACTGTAGACCAGCTAGACTTAATCTTAGGCTATTATCGTCTGTGGGATTCTTCCACCAGCGACGTTGCATGTCAGTAGTAACACCAATAGGTAGGTCGGCCTGTTCAACAAAAATTTTTGTCAGCTGACGTTGAGTGTACCGCTTAGGGGAAGATTTTGTCGCCGGCACGTAAAAGCACAACCGAAAATTTGTCTGACTTAAAAAGGGTGTTGAGTTTTTTGCAAAGATTTATTGCATGACCTGGATTACTAAATGAAACCTTTTTGTATTTTGGACCAGGGTAGGATACCAAAATATTGTGTGTTTTGAGATTGATGGGTTGATTGTCGTAGAAGACTGCCCAGATACCTTCTGAACTTAAAATTTGTTCACTCTTGTAAGTGGTCTTATTTACATGGTCCAACAACACCGTTGGTTTTGGTCTTGACATTTCAATGATCCTTGAAGTACTTTTTATTTATCTCTTTATATACGTACATTATTTAAAACCGCCACCATCCATGCTGATTGTGGTAACGGTAGCAGGACCAGTGGATAACTGGGTCAAATTAGAGATAGTGGCCAACAAATCATAAATTTCGGCGTGTAAATTGCGAGCTTCGTCCGAGGTCAGGGTCACCATTTTTGCATTGGCCTGATTCATGGCTCTTACTTTGTTGTTGAAGTTTTTGACTTGCAACGGTACATTATCCATTGGCTTCTCGCATGGCTTCAAGCATACGTTCTTGTGTTTTGAAAGGTCCCTGATATTCGTACCGATTTAACGTGATGAGTTTTGGGCAATAGGCTCGAACCCAGGTCGAACTAAACTTGATAATGTAATAACCGGCACAGAAGAAACTTTTGCTCTTGGCACCCTTGGTATAGATAGGCAAGTAGCGTTGAACATCTAGGACTTCATTGTTGGGTTGGTTGGGAGTGGGAAAGCCGTAAACATCATAGACATCTTGTTTTTCTCGTTTGACCTTTTCTGACTTGGCAAAAACAATATTGTATTTTTTGCTCAACAACTTGATAGATGAGAACTGTTCACGTTGGTCGTCATGTACATAAACAAAGCCGCCTTCTTCCACAGCCATGATATTGCCGACCTTGGTTCCAGTGTAGGCTTCCACAATCCACATCTTGTTCTTTACAACAGTCTTGGCAATTAGTTCTTCGTTCATTTTGTATTCAACTTTCTTCTACATTCTTCTTTCATGGCAGCAGTAAAGTCGGGACTTATCTCTGCAATACGACAATCGTATCTCGGTGCGGCATCTGGTAATGCATTATTGATACCATACAATATACCAAACAAGGCCGCCATTAACAATATCAAGGCCGGCCACATCAGTAAGTGTTCTTTTAGTCTGGTCATTTAATTGTTCTTATAAAAAATATAATTTAGCCAGGCAAGGCCAATGTCCCAGGCTACTCCAGCCCAGTCACCTTTGCCAAAGTCCACTACAGCAACCATGGCCAACCAGCCAATGATGAACCAGGTAATCTGTACATAATTGCGGCGATACCAACTGACAATACTATTCATAACTTCTCCTTATTTTGCTGCAGGACGTTTACGTTCATAATTTGTTTTTTGTAACTCTACCCATACACGAGTCTTACGTGCCTGATGCCAATCTACAACCGCAACAATCAGCATGGTCCCAAAAAATCCAATCAACAGGCCTATGGCCAGTAATAAACCTATCTGAGCTATACACATGTTATTTCTCCGGGTAGGGCGCTTCTAAAAAGCGAACATAGCTGTCGGCCATATCGGCCATTTTGACCAGATCATACCGGCCACAGAACTTTAAGAACTGTGCGCCTACCATGGGTCGATTCAGCGGCTGACTATTGCCTTCAATAGTGCCCACAATTTTAGCTTTAACTTCTTCGGGCTGTGCAGTCAAGTCCACTAATTGTACATTACGTAAGTAGTCATCCAAGACACGATGTTCCACGCCGTTGTGGTCGGTCCAGCGTTGCAACATCAGATTATTCCACGCAAAGCCTTTCGCATCTTTGTCGGCAAATGCCTCTGCAAGTCCCACTTTATTTTTACTTCCCACCTTACGGACCCCCGGGTACGCTGAAAAGATATTGTCGGTCGGATCTCCTCGCATGCACTTTTCGAAAAGAATCCACTTAGGATCCGGAATGACTTTTG